AGTTTGTGAGGCTCTATGGACTGCTGCCGAAAGTGCACCAGATACAGATATCAGCATGACACTTACAGCTGCATCAGGAGCGCAATTTGTGTTCCCAGTAAAGCCAGAGTTTCCAACTGCTGGTGGATCAGGAATTGATGCTCAGACAGTATCATTTACCTTTACAGTATCTAAGGGTGCAGTAACCGAAACCTTTAGTTAAAAAACAAAACGGGAGCAAACAAATGAAATTACCAATCACAATTGAATATAACTCAGGCGAGCAAGTTACTTATGTAGCGCAACCGCCTGAGTGGGCAAAATGGGAAAAGCAGACAGGAAACATCATTGGTCAGGCATCCGAAAAGTTGGGCATTTGGGATCTTATGTTTTTGGCTTATCATGCTCATAAGCGTGAAGTCGCCGGAAGTAAACCCATCAAACCAATGGATATTTGGATGGAAACAGTAGCCGATGTCGTTGTTGGTGATGCAGACCCAAAAGCCACAAAGCAGGAAGCCTAAACAGATTATTGGTTGAGTTGGCAATTGCCACACATATTCCAATGAGTGAATGGGTTGATGCAGAGGATATATTAACAGCGATCGAGATATTGGAGGCAAGGAATGGCTAAAGAAACCATTGCATACAATAAAAACGATCTGCGTGATATTTACAAGGCTTTTAGACTTATGGACGACCAAGCAACAGAGGAAGCAAGAAGTCAATCTGCTGCTTTGGCGTATTTTGCATCAGAGGAAATTAAGTCAGCAGCTAGAGGCAGAGAAAAATCTGGCAAGGTTGCGCAAAGAGTTGCGGATGGCGTTAGCATTTCAAAGTCCAGCAAAATTGGTGAGTTCCGTTATGGTTTCGCACGACAAAAGTTTTCAGGTGGGGCTACAACGCAAACCCTATGGGGTGGTGTTGAGTTTGGATCTAATAAGTTTAAGCAGTTCCCTGCATATTCAGGACGGCAAGGCAGAGGTTCAAGAGGTTGGTTTATCTATCCAACGCTTCGCAGAATTCAGCCTGAATTAATAAACAAATGGGAACAGGCTTTTAATCGCATTATTAAGGAATGGGTCTAATGGCTGTTGGTAGTCGCACATTAAAATTATCAATCCTTGCCGATGTTGATGACTTAAAAAAGAAACTTGGCGAAGCTGATAAAGCAGTTGAAAATAATTCCAGCAAGATTGCTGACTTTGGCAAAAAGGCTGCTGCTGCATTTGCTGTCGCTGCTGCTGCTGCATTGGTTTATGCTGGCAAACTAGCTGTTGATGGCGTCAAATCAGCAATAGAGGATGAACAGGCTCAATTAAGGTTAGCAAATGCATTGCAAGCAGCAACCGGTGCAACTAATGAGCAAATTGCAGCCACAGAGGATTACATATCTAAAACACAACTTGCAACTGGAGTTGCAGACAATGACTTGAGAAACGCTTTTCAGAGATTATCTGTCACGACAAAGGATGTTAACAAATCTCAATCTTTACTAAATTTGGCTTTAGATATATCCAAAGGAAGCGGTAAAGATCTCAATACTATTGTTGAAGCATTATCAAAATCCTATGAAGGACAAGACACAAGACTTGCAAGATTAGGAATTGGTTTAAGTGCAGCAGATCTAAAGGCTATGGATTTTACTGAAACCACCAAGGCGTTGAGCAATCTTTATGGTGGCGCAGCAGCTGCAAATGCTGAAACATTCCAAGGCAGACTTGATAGATTAAAACAAGCATTTGAAGAAACAAAAGAAACTATCGGGTACGCTTTGTTGCCAATTCTTGAAACCTTGCTTGGATATATAACTACTTTCATAATTCCTTTATTTGACAGAATGCGTGATGCTTTCGCTGGTGAAAATGGATTTGGTGGATCGATGTCACAGGTTATATCCATAATCAGATCTGTTGCCATACCGGTATTCGATGCAATGAAAGTGGCTTTTGATGAAATTAGAAAAACAGTTGATGAAAACAAAGAAGGGTTGCAAGATTTTATTGATATTGCTAAAGCCCTTGCACCTATTTTTGGAACAGTATTAGTTGAAGGCATTAAAATTGCAGTATCACAAATCAGTATTTTAATTGATGTATTGAGTAATGTTGGCAGTATTATTAAAGAGATTTTGAATGGTGTAATCAATCAAATCAATTTAATTATTAGAGGCATCAATTTAATTAAACCCGGAGGAGATATAGGTTATGTCAGCAACATTGGAACTGCCACAGCCTCAACCTCAAGTTATCGAAGTGACGAACGAGGACTTCCAACTATTTCAACCGCCACTTCTAAAACACAACCAACTGTAGTTAATAACATTACAGTTCAAGCCGTAGATTCCGAGGGTGCTGCAAGAGCAGTTACTAAGGTGATAAATCAAAGTTCATCAAGATCAGTTCCACAACTTTACAACAGCGGCATTACTAGAGCGAGATAATGTCAGTCTTTACGCCTGAATATAAGTTAAGCATCAATGGTGTTGAATACACCGATGTTGCCATTTCTGATATTGCTCATCAAGCAGGGCGTGAGGATATTTACGCACAACCAACTCCATCTTATATTCAAATCGCATTAGTGGCTTTGAATAATGAAAACTACAATTTTCAAATTAATGACGGAATAGCATTACAGGTTAAAGACAGCACCAATGTTTTTAGGACTTTATTTGGTGGCAACATTACAGACATTACTACCGAGGTTGCATCAGCTAGTAGCGTTGCAGAAACCTTCACTTATACCATTCTTGCTCTAGGTTCATTGGCTAAACTGCCAAAGGTTATTTATGACGGCACATTGGCTAGAGATGATGATGGCGACCAGATGTTTGAATTGCTTGCTGATCTATTCTTGAACAATTGGAATGAAGTGCCAGCAGCTGAAACATGGTCAGGATATGACCCAACAGTTACTTGGGCAAATGCTGAAAACTTAGGACTTGGGGAAATTGATCGACCAGGAGTTTATGAAATTTCAAACCGAGGTGCTAATCCTGATACTGTCTATAACATTGCAAGCCTTATTGCTGACAGCGCATTTGGTGTCTTGTATGAGGATAATGAAGGTCGCATTGGGTATGCCGATGCTGTTCACAGGCAGAATTATCTTGCCAATAATGGTTACACAGAGATTTCAGCAAACACAGCCTTTGGAGCAGGATTAAAGGTTTTGACTAGGGGCGCAGATGTCCGAAATGATGTATTCCTAAATTACGGAAACAACTTTGGTTCACAAGTAAGCGCAATTGATTTGGACAGTATTGAGGTATTTGGTTACCGAGGCGAAACGATCAATACAGTCTTACACGATGCCACCGATGCACAAGCTGTGGCTAATCGGTTTATATCTTTAAGATCCTATCCGAGAGCCTTATTCGACAGCATTACATTTCCATTGACTAACTCAGCCATTGATGATGCAGACCGAGATGCTTTGCTTGGCATTTTTGTGGGTCAGCCAATGCGAATAACAGACTTGCCTGTCCAGATAGCCCCAACTTTACAGTTTGAGGGTTATGTTGAAGGCTGGCGTTGGAGCACTAGATTCAACGAATTATTCTTAACCATAAATCTGAGCCCGATCGAGTTTTCCCAAGTTGCAGTTCAATGGGATCAAGTATCAGCCTCAGAGGCTTGGAACACTCTAAGTGGTACACTAACATGGGAAAATGCGATTGGAGCAGTAGCCTAATATGGCAAACACAACTTATTTTGGATGGGAAACACCGGACGACACCGATCTGGTTAAGGATGGCGCAGCTGCTATCCGCACACTTGGTCAAGCAATTGATACATCTATGCAAGATCTTGAGGGTGGCACAAGCGGTCAGATATTGTCAAAAAATTCAAATGCTGACATGGATTTTGTTTGGATCACAAACGATGTTGGTGACATTACAGCTGTTAATACAAACAGCCCATTAACCGGCGGTGGCACAAGTGGAGCATTAACACTTGCTTATGATTATGCTGCTGGATCAAAATTGACCTTAAATGCTCAAACAGCAACTTACACAGTAGTTTTGGCAGACGCAGATCAAAAACTTGTAACAATGTCAGTTGCGTCTGCAAATGATTTTCTTATTCCAACAAACGCAAATGTTGCCTTTCCAATTGGAACAGTAATTAATGTAATTCAAATTGGTGCAGGTCAAACAACTATTAAAGCGGTAACTTCAGGAACTACTACTGTTTCATCAACCGGCGCAACAGCAAGTGCTCCTAAATTGAGAGCACAATTTTCAGCTGCTTCTTGCATAAAGGTTGCAACTGATCTTTGGTATATCGTGGGTGATATTGCGTAATGAGTTTATTAGGAATTGTTGCTAGTCAAAATTATCCAAGAACATTTACTGTTGATTACCTTGTTGTTGCTGGCGGCGGTGCTGGTTCAGATTATGGCGGCGGCGGTGCTGGCGGACTTCGTTCAACAGTTGATGCAACAGGCGGTAGTGGTTCTTTAGAAACTCCTTTAAATCTTTCTCCTGGTATTTCTTACACTGTAAGCATAGGCGGCGGCGGTGCTGGCGGTGCCATTGGTGCAAATGGTGTGAATTCTGTTTTTGCAACTATAACTTCTACTGGCGGTGGCAGAGGTGCAAATAATCAATCTCCAACACAAGAAAATGGAAGTTCTGGTGGTTCTGGCGGTGGTGGAAGATGGGGTGATCCTTCTCCTATTGGAGTAGGTGGAGCGGCTTCACCCTCTGGACAAGGTTTTGCTGGCGGTGATGGCGCACTAGTTGTAACTTCATATCCTGCTGGCGGTGGCGGCGGTGCTGGTGCTGTTGGTTCTACTGCAACAACAAATGGCGGTGCTGGCGGTGCTGGTCGTTCGATATCAATTACAGGCTCTAGTTTAAATTACTCAGGCGGTGGTGGTGGTGGTTGTGCTGGTGGAACAGGTGGTGCTGGCGGTTCAAGCGTAGGTGGAACAGGTGGTGCTGGCGGTACTGGCCAAACAGCAGGCACTACAAATCGTGGTGGTGGTGGCGGTGGCGCAGGATCAACAGGAGCAACTGGCTCAGCAGGCGGCTCAGGAGTAATTATTCTTAAATATGTGGACACACTAACTGCAACTTTTAGTGGTGGTGTTACTCAATCAACGAGCTCCAGCGGTGGATTTAAGGTTTCAACAATTACAGCAGCAGGCGTATCAGACACAGTTAGTTGGGCATAATGGCACATTACGCATATTTAGATGAAAATAATATCGTTGTTGCGGTTACAGTGGGTAAAGATGAAAATGAATTAATTGATGGGTTAGATACAGAAACCTATTACGCATTAGGAACGCCTTACACAGTAAAGCGCACCAGTTACAATTCTAATATTAGAGGTACTTACGCTGGCATTGGATATTCTTATAATCCTGATGAGGATATATTTGTGACTCCACAACCATATCCATCTTGGACTAGATCAGGTTCATTTTGGAATCCACCAACTTCTAAACCTACGGGCGAAAATTGGAACTGGGATGAATTAATTTTAAATTGGGTTGAAATTGAAACCTTGGCTGAGTAAAGCAGCTATTCAACTGCGTGAGCAGATCGATGACAGTTTTGCCGATAGATCTAGGAAATCGGATGGTTGGATTTCAGACGCTAGGCATCAAAAAGTAAAATCGGATCACAACGCCTTGCCTTCGGGTGAGGTTTGTGCCATTGACATTACAGCTGATCTAGGTCAAGCCGAGGGCATGTCCGCTTACCTTGCCGATCAAATTCGACTTGCTGGCAAAACAGATAAACGAATCAAATATGTTATACATAATCATCATATTGCCAGCAAACTTTTAAATTGGCGTTGGCGTAGATACAAGGGCATCAATCCACACACTAAACACATTCACATTTCATTCCACCCAAAACAAACAGGAGAGTTCTTTAACATCCCACTACTAGGAGGCAAAGCATGAAACTATCAAACAAACATAAGGCAGCAATTAAGTCATATTTAAGAGCTGTGGCTGCTTCCGGTATTACTGTCCTGCTGGCAATTGTTGCTGACATCCGACCAGAGTTTGCAATCCTTGCTGGAGCATTGGTTGCACCTCTTGCCAAGGCATTAGATCCAAAGTCTGGCAAAGAAGCCGATTATGGACTTAATGCGAAATGACAGCCAACGAATGGGTTGGTATAGCCGTTGGCGTATGCGCCGTATCTACAAGTTTGTTACTGGGTCTGCGCTGGGTTATTAAATCCTACTTGCAAGAATTGAAACCCAATTCTGGAAGTTCGATCAAGGATCAAATTACAAGACTTGAACAGCGTGTCGATGATCTGTTTGTCTTAATCAGTAAGCGATAATTTTAATTATGGCGAACACACGAAAACCTATCAAACG